ATGTCTCAGGGTGGCTTTGGCTGTAAGGATTGTAAGCATGTTCGGGAGCATGTTGCTTCGCTCTTACCTTTCAAGGTTCTTGAGGCTATGTCCGATAAGCCCCTTCGCCTTCGGGGCGTAGCCATGTGCAGCGGCATGAGCCGAAACCACAACATCTACACCAACGATGAACTGCAAGCCTTCACAAGCAAACTGACCAATGCTCCCGTCTACATCGAACACGTTGCTGTTCCCAACGCAATAGGCAAGGTTACAAAGACCGATTGGGATGGCCACAACCTCTGGTATGAAGCGGAAATCTACGACGAGGCAACCGCTGAGAAAATCCGCAAAGGACTAATCCAGCACGTCAGCGTCGGCGCAGACTACGAAGCCGTCGACCTTGTGGATGGCAAAGTTCCGCATGGATTGCATAATGCCGAGTTAAGCCTTGTAGCAGTGCCAGGTATTCCCGAAACAAACGTGCAAGTCTTAGAAAAACTTGACAAGCAGCTTCAGGAAAAGCTCTCTCAAACCGAAAACAAACTAACCGAGACTGAAAAAGCCCTGGAAGAATTGCGAAAGCAACTTCCAGGTGGCGGCTTACTCAAGAATCCGCCCAAGATGATAGCTGTCTCTGAAGCAGCCAAAATGATTGAAGCTGTTTTGCCCTCGCCCATGGTGCAGAGAAGCTGGAGTCTTGGACCGCAACGCATGTGCCAAGAACTGCGAAGAGTAGTTCAACAGCTAGAGCAAAAGACAGGAGGCAGCTGAGCCTTGTTCACGCTCACTTTTGTGGGGGAGAGTACCAAAGGACGAACTTTGGGAAATTCAAAACCAAAAATCGAATTGATTTTGAATGGCCGATAAAACAGGCAAAAGCTGGATGGCTGCAGGAGAAACAGACGACCCAAACGCTGTCATAGACTCTTTTGAGGCTGCGGCTGCAATCACCAAAGGTGCCCCGGTGTATTTGAGCGCTGATGACAAGGTTTCGCCTAGTCCAGGCGGAGACGAAGCCATAGGCATAGCCACCAAAACCGTGGCTTTAGGAGAAATGTGCCCAGTTCTCAAGCGTGGCAGAGTCAAAGTCACCGCTAACGGCGCCATAACTCGGGGCAAAGCAGTATGTAGCGCTGCAGACGCAAAAGTAACTCAGCTCGTGGACCAAGCAGTGAACGAAGGCGGAGCAGCAACCTACACCATATTCTACAACCGCAAACTCGGCACAGCACTTGAATCAGCAACGGCAGACGGCGACCTAATCTTCATCGATGTGGAGAAGTGATAGCATTGAAGCCAAGACTCTTTGAAGCTTTGATGGCTAAGCCAAACGAGCAGCGTGAAGTCTACGAGAAAGTTAAGCTGAAAACCGAACACCCATTCCTCAAACGTTATGTGCAGATGGGCATCAAAGAAGGCCTCTTCAGCGACGCCATAAGCGCTCTAGGCAAAATGCACGACACGCTAGTGCAAGCCGCTTTTCCCGAACTGATTGGAAGAAACATAATCACTGTCATGCCTACGACCGAGACACTGGAGCGCTTCCCGCTTGACGTGGATGCTGTGGCTTACCGTTACGCTGAAGGTGCAGTTACAAGGTTAAGCGGCAAAAAGAACAGCACTGTTGACATCTATACGAATGTGCTTTCTGAATCTTCGGAAGAGTGGACCCGCGAGTTCCTCGAAGACGCCACCTGGAACGTCATGGACAACATGGTGACAAAAGTCGGCAGAGCCTTAGGACTCCAAGAAACCAACGACATCATCGCCCTGTACGGCGCAATCGCTGATGCAGATTTGGCTGGCGGTGCTCCCATTAACGGCAACAACGCGGTGCTCAGCTGGAGTGGACTGCTCTCACTGCACAATGCTGTCAGAAACGGGAACTGGCGCCCTACAGTATTGGCAGTAAGCGAAACACAGTTACATCAGCTGCTCAACGATGACAAATTCGTTCATGCACAGTACCTGCCAAGTAGCGAGACGGACATTGAGCAAGGCAGCATTGGAAGCGTTTTGGGCATGAGAGTTCAGGCGAGCACTCTGGTTCCTAACGGAACAGCCTACGCCATAGACACACGTATAGCCTCTGCGATGCTGTTGCGAAGGGACATAACCGTGGAAGACTGGGAAGACGTCAAGACAGGCAAGTATGGCGTTCGTGCGACCACACGGTTTGGCATAGGCATCCTGCGTTCAGCTGCAGTTGCCAAAATGACCAACATCAAAACCACGCTGACCTAAACGTTCGCCAACGTCTCAGCAATATTCCCTCTTTTTTGGGCTAACAAAATCCGCGAGGTCTAACCTATGAGTAAAGTCTTCAAGAAAATCCGCGAGGTCCTTTCCTTTGCGCCTGCTTCGGGCGTGGCTTCTCCAAAGCAGAGAGTGTTCTTTGACACTTCCTGCATTCCCTTAGCGGACGTCATGAAGCTTTACGACCGAGACCCAACGTGCAAAAGTAGCGTCGACCTCTTGGCAGCTTCTACGGTTGGCATGGGCTTCTACACCACGGCTGACGAGAAATACGAGAAAGCCTCTGAAGCCAAAGCGGTTGTGGATAAGTTCTGTGAAGATGTCAACTTGGATGGGCTTCTTAATGAAATGGCTAAGCCTCTGATTGGCTGTGGGAACGATTTCTGGCTTAAGCTCACACCCGAAGCCCTAACGAGTACTCTCCGCATGCCACTTGACGCGGTTCAGCGGATTGGGCTTAGTTCTGTTCCAGACTTGAAACTTCCATATCAAGTCACGGGTTACCAGCTCAAAAGCACCTACACTGGCAACGCTGGAAATGAACTCAAACCGGAAGCCGTCATTCACTGGCGGTTAAACGGAGATGTGCCCTCGGGTTTTGGCGTTGGACTGCTGCAGGTACTCTTGCACACCTTAACCGTTGATACCGATAAGCGTCCGTCCTACGCTTGGATGAAAGCTAAGATAGAAAAAATTCTCCCTAACATATTCACCAAGTACGCTGGACCAGACGTTGTCGTGCAACTGGAAGGGCAAAAAGAGGATACCATCAAGAAGTACGAGAATGCTATCAAAAACCGTCCTGAAGAGGGGCAGTGGCTTTTCAGTGGCGCTAAATCCGTAGGCGTCTACCCAGTAACCATTGACCCGAGGGCACGCTTCGAGTATTACATTGACCACATGGTCAACCAATTCTACCTAGGATGCGAGACACCACTGCCAAGATTGTTCAGCACTCCAGGCTTCACTGAAGCAAGCGCCAGAGCAGCCTTGGACCTTCAGGACATGCTCATTAAACCTGTCCAGCGGTACATCAAGCGTCAAGTGGAAAAAGAAACCTTCGCTGTTATCGTTGCCCAAGCTGGGTTTGACCCTGCTAAGGCGAAGGTTCGTTTGAATTTTGGCAGTCCCGAAACTCCTGAGCTTGTGCCCTCAGACCTCATCAAAGCTGCTGAACTTGGGCTGGTTCGAGCGGAAGAGTTCCGAAAGAACGCAGTCAAGTTTGGTTGGGAACTGTGGGACGCCAAACAGGACAGTGTTACTACGAGTAAAGGAGGCTCTTGATTGGCAAGCGTATCAGCCGAAGACGTCAGAGACATTCTTCACATCAATGAATCGGATATTCCTGATGCCAAAGTCTTGAAGATGATTAAACGTGCCCAGGTCACTTTGGCACTAGAACTCTCTGAGAGCATAGATTACTTAAATTGCACGGAAGCTCAGAAGGAAGCGATAACGCTTCTGGCTGCCATTTACGCGGTTTGTTATTTGACTGGCGGCTCCGCTGTAGGCTTGAACTTCAGCGTTGGCGACTTGAGCAGTTCTGCTTCTTCTTTGCCCAGTTTAAGCGTGCTGCAGACAGAATTTGAACGGGTTCTTAGCAGTCTCAAAGAGCCTTACGTGGGAAGTGCATAG